TATAAATATTATGAATCTAAAGATGGTACAACGGGTAAATATAATGATTTAGTGACTACAAGTTTCTATGCATCACATATTATTACTGCTGCAGGTTTAGGTGGTATGGTTTGTACGAATGATAAAAAATTAGTTGGTAAATTAAAACTCCTTAGAGGTTGGGGACGATCATCAGCTGTGTTTAATGAATCTGAAGCAATAGAAAGAAGATTTAATACTAAAGTAGATGGTATTGATTATGACTCTAAATTTATATTCACTGATATTGGTTATAATTTTTTACCATCAGAAATATCTGCAGCATTTGGTTTAGAACAATTAAAAAAATTACCTAAGTATAAAAAGATAAGACAAAAAAATTTTGAAGCATTAAGAGATTTCTTTATGCCTTACTGTGAAATGCGATGGGTAAGAAGAGTAGGTTGGGGAACTCATGCAGATACACCTTGGCTCGCTTTTCCATTAGTATTAGATGATAAAGCTCCATTTACTAGAAAACAAATGCAAATACATTTTGAAAAAAATGGTGTGCAAGTTAGAACTATTTTTACTGGTAACATAACTAGACAACCTGTTATGAAAAATAAAAAATGGAAAGGCGATAAAGAATTTTTTGTAGCAGATGACGTTATGAAAAATGGTATGTTGATTGGGGCTCATCAAGGCATGGGCGAAAAAGAAGTAAATAGAATAAAAGAAGTATTTACATCACTTGCAAGGAAGTACAAATAATGCCTAAGATATGGACACATATAGCGTGGGACCACACTGGTCAAAAAGATTTAGGTAAGGCATATAATGCCTGCATAAATGAACATAGTGATGATGATTGGGTAGCGTTCTTAGATCACGATGCAATGTTTACTACATCAGATTGGTATTTACAATTACAAAGTATCATTGAACACAATCCTAAATGCAAAGGGATTACCGCTAGGATTAATCGTATGGCAACACCTGAACAAATGGTATTAGGTATTGATCCAACTAATTTTGATTATGCTTATCATAGAAAAGTTGGAAAACATTTAGCATCCAAACATAAGAATCAGTCTACTCTAATTAAAAACAGAGGACATATGTCAGGGGTTTTCTTTGCACTTCATGTAGGTACAATTAAATCTTTAGGCGGATGTGTTGAAACAGGTGAGCAATTAAAAACAGATCACATGACTATGGATCGAGTTAGGGATGCAGGTCATGAGTTTAGAATTGCAGATGGTATTTATATTTTTCATTGGTATAGATATGATGCGCCTTATCAACATTCTAAAGCATCAATGGAACAATTAGAACAAATACACTTTGATACATTAAGGATAAACAGATGGTAAAAACGATAAAGTTAGATAACTATAAAAAATTTTGGGTCACTGACACTGCACAGGGGCACTTAATTAAAATTTGTCATGGTAACAATGATCAAGTTTTAGAAATAGATTGCAGATGGAACAACCGTGAAAGAGGTAAAGATGGCAGACCGAGAAGTAAATAGTGGTGATAAATTTTGGTATGAAATGGACTACGATGATGCAGTCACATTAAACCAAGAGCTACAAGCAAAGCAAATGTTTTTTGGAAATGATAACACTATAACAATTGCAGAAAAAAAATTATTAATCTTCACTCAAAAAATAATTGATGGTGAATTTGCGGAGGTACAATGGAACTAAAAAAATCTAAAAAAGGTCATGAAAGAGGACGTTTCATAATGAAACGAATGTTTACAGTTAAATATGACGAGTCACTCGTTCCTGAACATGAACGATACAATGTATTTGAAAGAGCAGGTAGAGCTATAATTGGTCATGAAAACATGATTCAAGAATGTAGAGTTTGTAATGAATTTTTGACTCAAAATAATTTTTCTGTAGAAGGAAAAATAGACAAATATGGTAGAACAATTTTAAGAACTATTTGTTTAACCTGTGACGGTAAAAATAGATTAACAATAATGCATCTTAAAAAAAATCCAAATACTCCTAAACCCGGACCTAACTGTGACTGTTGTGGAAAACCTTTTGGTGATAAAAAACCTAGTTTAGATCACGATCATAAAACAGGTAAGTTTAGAGGATGGGTACATGTTAATTGTAATAATGCTTTAGGTAAACTTGGAGACAATGTTGAAGGTTTAGAAAAAGCTTTAGACTACATAAGAAGGACTACACCCAATGATTAAATGGAATAAACAATTTACTTACCCTGAATCAATTCGATCACTTATTAATAATGAAAGACACTATTCTATTAATCAGACAAAGTTACCATCGGTTACTACTATTCTTCAAGCAACGCAGACTGAAGAAAAAAGAGCTGTATTAGAAGCATGGAAACAAAGAGTCGGGGATCAGGCCGCCGAAAATATTAAAAATAGTGCTGCAAATCGTGGTTCTATTATGCATAGAATAATAGAGTCTTATTTATTAGGTGAAAGACACGCCGATTTAAGCGATCAAGGACAACTTGCAGGGGTAATGGCCCAAACTATTATAAACGAAGGCCTAGAGGGCTCTATGGACGAAATATGGGGTACTGAGGTGACTTTGTACTATCCTGAATTATATGCCGGTGCATCCGATTTAGCAGGGGTTTATGAGGGCAGAGAATCTATTATGGACTTTAAACAATCTAATAGACCAAAACAAAAGGCTTGGATTACTGATTATTTCTTGCAACTTGCAGCATATGCAACAGCGCACAATCAAGTCTATGGTACAAAAATACAGTCTGGTACTATTTTAATGTGTACTAAAGACAATTATTTTCAAAAATTTACGGTGTCTGGCCAAGAATTTCAAAAGTATATGTGGGATTGGCTACGTAGAGTGGATCAATATTACAATGAATTGGGCAAAAATGCGTCAAAATAAAGGCAATATAAGGTTCAGGGTGCAGGCTTCAGGGTTCATGTTCCACCTAAGGAACTTATTTTATACATTTGTAAAAAATATTTTTTTAAATTTACCCCCCTGGAACATGGAACAAATAGGTAAGCAATATAGTATCTCATTGAAATTACAGCATTTTTTTAAGGTATTTTGTTCCAAGGGCTCTGGAACACACTGGAACAAATCTTCAAATGGCCAATAAAAGCTACCTTTTTGAGTTTTTTTCGTTTAGAACAATGTATAAAATAAAATCCTATGGGAAAACCAATCGTCTGTCAGATTAAAAAAAAGAAGTATTACCTGTATAAAATCACATGGATTGATATTACAGGTGAAGAAGATCATGCTCATCCAGCTCAATTTGAAGATATGAATTATGCAACTTTAATTACATATGGTTTTATTTTTTCAAAAGATAATAAAACCATAAAAACATTTTCAACTTATGACACTGAAGATGAAGTGTTTAGTGGTCGAAATGTATTTCCAATTGGATGTGTTAAAAAAATGGAGAAAGTATTAATTAAATGAGTTATCTTCCTGTGTTTCTTCCGATACTAATTTTGGTTCTGTTCGAATTTTATCTTTTAACTCTTCTATTTCCACACCTTCAAGAATGGGTGAATAATCGTCTATTATCTGTTTCATTCTGGCTTCTAATTCTTCTGTCGATAGGTCTTCTAATTTACCTGTCCGAATTATTTTTTGTTCAATATACAATCCAGCCGCTTTACCACGCGCAACTTCAGCATTAACAGCAGCAGACCAAGCTTTCTTTTCTCTAGCCTCATCTCTTAATTTTGCTAATTCTGTAACGTGACTACCAAAAGTTACATCATATTTTTTCTGTAATTCTTCTCTTAACTCTCCAATGTATTGTACTACTAATGGATATTTTTTTGGATTTTGTAATACACTAGCTGCCTGCCTTGCAGATTCTTTTGCATAGCCTGCTTCTATTGCGCACTGAGTAGCTGTTTTTCTACCTTCCTCAGATACTAATATATTTGCAAATTTAATTTGCTGTTCTGTTAATCTTTTTGGTACACCCATTATAATTTTTCTTTTAATGAATCTAAGTAGTCTTGTTCATCTTTATCTAGTTCTTGAGTAGTATTCTCTTTACCAAATATTTCTTGCCAACGTTGTTTATATACATCATTACTTGGTCTAGATTTACCATCCCATTTTCTGCCTTTTTCTGCCTGCGTCATTTTGTCCATCCTTTTGCTATTGCTTTTACCATAACATCATATATATTACAAGTGTAATCAGGTTTAAAAATACTTAACAAATGTATTCTGGTTTGACCTGATTGCGCTCTTTGTTGATTGTTTACATGGGGTCTGGCTTACGATGTCGTGGGAGATAACCATTCGGCTGATACTGAGGCCCCGTGTTAAAAGATAGAATTTATGCAAGGCAAACATTTAAGACAAGTATTAGATAAGATGATGAAAGCGGATGCAGCAGGTAATGCTCGTGTCCAAGTTTGTTTACCTGATGGTAAATTTTATGATATTTCCTCTTTACAATTAATGGAAAATAAATTAATTGGTTTTAGAGAATCTCACAGATTAGTATTTACTGTACAAGCTGAAACATGGAATATGGGAAAGGTTTTAAAGAAAATTGGATAGTCTGTTAGTTCGAAAAACGGATGAAACCTGAAACCAAATTCTATGCAGAAGTTAAAAAACATTTTAAGAAATTTAGCCTCATTCGACTGGAGAATCTTAGCGTTCCCGGTACTCCTGATCTATTGGTCTATAATAATAACTGCCACTTTTTCACTATAGAATTAAAAGTTACAAAGACTAACAAAATTAAATTTTCTCCACACCAAATTGGCTTCC